TGGCGCGGGCTGCGCGTCGGTATATCTGAAGTGAGGATTGAGATGGACAACGATGCGTTCATGGCTGCCGGGGGAGATGGCAAAACTTTCGCCTTCGCCAAAGCGCCAGCACCTCTGGCCTCATTGCCGTTCGGCATCATCGACCCGGACTATGCTCGCTACTACACGCTGATCCGCACAACCGCTTGGCAGTGTGGCTACGCCATCGGCCTGCACGGCTCGTTCACCAGAGACCTTGACCTGATCGCCGCGCCATGGACGGCCCAAGCCCTGCCGCCCGACCTCCTGATCAAGCAGATTGAGTATCGGACCGACTTGCGGCGACAGGAAGCCGAAGGCCGCGCAAAGCCACATGGGCGCATGTGCTGGTCCTTGCTGCTGCCCGGCTTCACAGATCCTCGGTGGATCGATTTTTCCGTGATGCCGCTTGTGACCGCCCCACCCCAACCAACCCAACAGGAGACAGAGGGATGAATGATCGCGAATTGCTTGAAGCGGCGGCGCGAGCGGCGGGGATTGAACCTCACTACCCATTTGGGGAGGGCGAAATCTATGTGCGGTTCGATGGGCTTTGGGCGCATCGTGACACCAGCGATGCGAAGGGCGCGCTCAAGACTTGGAACCCGCTGGCCGATGACGGGGATGCGCTGAGGCTGGCAGTGAAGCTGGAGATGTCCATCACACGCGATGCTCGGCGCCCGAATCTCCATGCCCCCGGCCTCATGAAGTACGTCTACGTGGCGGGGCATGACGCCGTGGAGGGCGCCGCCGAAGAACTCGGCACTGACCACGATGCCGCCACCCGCCGAGCCATCGTCCGCGCAGCCGCTGCAATGGCTGGCTAACCCTCACCGGGGCCAGGATTCGATCATCGTTCTGAGGTCGCTGGCGTGGGCATCAGCTGCTCCTGCCAGTTCTTGAACTTCTGCCGTGCACTGTCCGAGTACGTCTGCGATGGGATTGGTCGGCTCAGCTTTGGCGGTGCCGGTGGCGCGGGGCACTGGATAGCCACGGGAGGCGATACGGATTGCGTCGAGCAGCCGGTCACGCTCAAGGCGAAGATCATCAGCAGCGCCGCGCAAAGCGGCTTCACGGGTACGAGCGGCATTGGTGGCCTCCAGTTGTCGAGCGGTGTTTTCGGCTGCCTTTCGGTCGGTGGCGGCCTGCAGAATGCGGGTGGTTTCGGAAACGGATAGCTTGTAGTCGGACAGCGCTGCGGCCGAGCGCGCGACGTTCGCCTTGGCATTGCTGACTTGGGCCCGCTGGCCGAGCAAGCCGACGAAAAGGAGCGCGATCACCGCGGCGTAGACCCAGCCGGGCACTAGGTCGAATATCTTGGTCATGCCAGCCTCCACATGACGCGCTTCGTGCACTCAGAGGCGCAGTGCCCCTGCATGCAGCAGTAGGTGCACCACTTCATGGCGAGCCCGTCAGGAACATCTCGCGTTCCTCGGCGCGGCGGCGGCGCAGGCCACGCTCCACATTGCTACCCGGGCTGATCCAGCGCAGGAACTGGTCCGCGCAGCCGGCGTAGTCACCAGCGTTCAACAGGCGCAGCAAGGTCGATGGCCGTCCGTCCTTGAGGCGGATGATGCCGTCCTTGCGGCTCGAGCCTGGGCCGACATTGAACACGATGCTGACCATCGCATCGAACTGGCCTTGCGTGAGCGGCACGATCACGGCATCGTTCACCAGGTCTTCGCGCTCGGCAATGTCGGCCTCCAGGCGGTCGTCGGCCTGCTGCTGGGTCCAGACCGTGCCCTCGTGGATGTCCGGGCCGGTGGCGCCCCAACCTACGGTCCATGGCGCGCCGCCAGTCTTCGGGTCTGGGTAGGCGACGAGCTTGCAGGACTCGTAGCGTTTGATCAGGTCGATTCCAGCCTGCGAGGTGTTCATGGTCATCAATGCCCCTTGTCGGCGCTGCCGCCAGGAACTCGCTTCCAGTGCTTCCAGAACACCGCGCAGACGTAGAAGGCCAGCGCGAGCGAGAGGAACAGGCCGCCGTTGGACACCCAGCCGGCCTGCACGATGCGGCAGCCTGTGCCCACGGCGCCGATGGAGATGGCGGCCAGGCCGATGCGCTCGGTCAGCGTGTCGTTGATGCGCTTGGAGAAAACAGCCAGGGTCGCGCCCGCTGCCGTGATGAACCAGCAGATGACGGAAATGGCGGCGTGCACTGTGATGAAGATGCTTTCCATGATCAAACCCCTGCCTTTTTCTTCAGCCAGTCGATGACGACCTGCCACACGCCGGCAACTGGGGTTGTCTGCACCCACTCCCACAGACGCGAGGCGATGGCCATCCCGAAGAGGCCCATGAGAAACCCGCTCAGCCCTTCGGGGATGCCGACGCGGGCCGCGACGTAGGGCGCGGCGTAGAAACTGATGAGCGCGCCGCAGACCGCGGTGCTGACGCGCTGCGGCCAGGTGCCTTGCAGGAAGCGCATGGAAACCAGTGCGCCTGCCACACCGGCCAGCTTGGCCGCGATCACGTCGAAAGCATCGATGGCAGCCATTGCTTAAGCCTCTTGAAGACGCGAGTTTTTGTGCCGCATCAGGTCGAATAGAACCCGCTGATGAACAGATTCGTGTTGTTGTTGAAGTTCGCTTCGGTGAGCTGCGCGAGTTCTGTGGTGGTCGAGCCGTTTTGCAGCGCGATCCCGGCGCCCGACACGTTGCCGATGATCGTGTACCCGATGCTGTTCATGTTCTGAAACATCACGCTTCCGGTGGGCCGGGCGGCGGGGGTGACGCCAGCGGCGTAAGGGAGCCCGCCGATTGAGGCGTTGCCCGTCGAACTGCCCTTCGCGGAAAGCTGGATGGACAGCTCGTAGAAGACCAGCCGCCCCTTCTTGGTGTAGCGGCCGGCTCGCGCGGAGTACCCAAGCCCAGTAGCGCCACCGCCGAAGGTCAGTGCTGGTGTGAAGGTGCCCTCGTCGTAGTCCTCGACGATGGCCCCGGCCGGGTTGTTGACAACCCCGCCGCTACCGATCTGGAAGGTGTTGTTGATGACGCGCGAGCCAGTCACGCCCGCCGACAAGGTGCAGGCGTAGGCGTAGGTGCCGGTTCCCAGGTAAACCTTGTTGCCCTGCAGCAGATGATCTGAGCCGCCAGTGATGGCGATGACGCCGATATTGGCCGGCGAGGCAGAGCAGTTCGTGAGCAGGTTGCCGTCGAGGATGCAGGCTGTCGGGTACTGGCCGCTGGTGTCGGTGCCAACAAACACCCCCGCTTCGTCGCTGCCATCGATGGTGTTGTTGGAGACAAGGACAGCGCCGCACCCACCGGTAACAGCGACGCCAATGCTGGCGCCACTCACGTGATTGCTGTTGATATGGGCAACGCTGACCGAAGAACCGGAGGCAACGCTGTTCACGATGATGCCTGAGGCATACAGGCCGGTGCATCCGTAGACGCTGTTCCCCATAATCACCACGTCCGAAGATGCGCGAACTGGCGAACCGGAGGTGCTCGAGCCTGTGACCTGAATACCCTGCACCGCGTTCGGTGCGCGCACAACGCAGTTCGTGACTTTGGCGCCCACCGCGCCATCCCAATGATCGAAGCCAGCATTGCGCTGCCCGCTGGCGTAGCAGTCGTCTGTGACCGTGTCCTGGCAGGCCAGAAGTGCGGTGGCGTTGCCGCCGTTGAAGAAGTCGCACTGCTTGATCGACACCCGGCTTGCCATGCGGAACGACACTGCGTGCTCGTCGCCACCGATCATCGAGTCCCAGTCGAACGCCATCGTCTCGATGATGATGTCCGAATCCGTGAGCGTGGCCGCCTCGAAGTTCGTGTTCGTGAAGATGCGGTTGCCAGAGCCCTTGCCGGGCGCCATTGAGGTCCAGTTCGCGGCGTCGACCTTGACCCGCGACACGTAGCGCCCCGCGCCAAAGGCACGCGTGTTCGTTGGAACGGTGATCGCCGAGCGGACGAGGTACGTGCCAGCCGGGAAGAACACGCTCATGCCACCGATCAAGCCGGCGTAGGAGAACGCCGCCTGGATGGCCGCGGTGTCGTTCGCCACGCCGTTGCCGATGGCGCCGAAGTCCTTCACGCTGAGTGTTTCGCGCAGCTTGCTTTGCACCGTGCGCGGAACGCCAGCAGACGGGCCCGGCTTGTAGCCCACCAGGTACGAGCCATGCGTGTCGCTGGCGGCGTCCGCAAGCAGCCCTTGCAGCGCCATCGAGTCGGTTCCGGCGTCGGCATTTTCAAGGCCCAGCAGGTCGGAGCGCCAGCGGATGAACTTGCCCGAGCTCGGCGCCGGGAACAGCAGTTTCACGGTCGTGCCCACGGCGGCCTGCAACGTGCGGTCGCTGATCTCCTTAAGCTGCTGAATCAGGATCGTGAGCTTGTCGTAGGCGTTCTCAAAAACCTGAGGCAGGAAGCGGCCGTTGTTGGTGATGTCGGTCGACTGGTCGTAAGACATGCCGCCGATGATCGTGAGCGTGGCGCCCACCGGCAGGGGCGACGGGCCGACAAGGATGGGGTAGGTCACGGTGCCGCCAGGGTTCGCGTCCTGGTCCGTGTTCAGCAGCACGGAGTAGTCGGAGCCCAGCAGCAATTCGGTGGCGGCCCCCGACGAATCGGTGAGCACCGGTTGAATGCCCTCCGCGTCGAAAACCTTGAACGAGAACGGGAAAGATGTGGTAACACCGTTCCCCGCATATGGGCCGGCTTTCCGGAGGGTGGCAGCGACGGTCATTGTGCAGGTTCCAGCCGAGATTTCAGAGGGCGGACCTATGCCAGCGAAGGCGCAGGCCCAGTGCCTGCGATTCTGTTTTTGCGCCTGCTGGTTATGTGGACGCTCAGCGCTTGGACTCCGGGCTCGCCGCGCCCGTCACCAGGCCGCGCGCCATGTCGCCGCCGCTGGTCGGCGTGATCTTGTCCTCCGACATGCCTGCCAGATAGCCGAGCGGCCGCGCGATGGCCGCGGCCGGCAGGCCGGTCGTCAGGCTGATCAGCGTGGCCAGATCGCGCACCGCCTTGCGCCCGCTGCCGCCGTTGACGGCGGCCTCATAAACCGAATGCGGCGCGGACACGGCGCTCTCGAGCATGCTGACCGCGGGCGAGGTGGTGATCCGGTCGTCGTAGGGTTTCTTGTTGAACGTGTTGATCAGCGCATTTGCCGCCTGCCCCACGCCGGGGATCATGGCCAGACCGCTTTTGACATTTCCCATGACCACCACCGCCATCAGCCAGTCGTCGAGCGTGCTGCCGTCCTTGTCCTCGTCGTCCGGCCCGCCCCTGAAGGCTTGCGCGATCAGTTCGGCCACCATGTTCGGCACGAGGTAACCGAGGATGAATATCTTGAGTCCGCGGCCCATTCCTTTGCGCAGCCCGAGTTCGTGGTAGGTCTTGGCAAATTCCGTGCCCAGGAGGTTGGCCTGCATGTTGAAGTAGCCGGCGAACTGCGTGAACATGCGCACGAAGGCATTGCCGGTCTCGATGCGGCTCACGTCCTCGGGCATGGTCGACCCCTGCGTCTCGCGCACCGCGGAGTCGGCCAGCCGCACGGCGTCGCGCTCGCTGCTGCCCTGCTCCAGCGCCTGGTTGTAGGCGCCGGTCCAGACGATGGGCCCGAGGAAGTTATCCACAGCCGACTGCAGGAAGTACGCATGCTGGGCGGTCCACGCCTGCGCCTTCTCGTAGACGTTCGGGTTCATCAGGATCTGGTCGATGGCATCGGTCATCGCCGCGACCTCGCTGTCCATGCGCGTGGCCATGTAGGTCGAAGCTGCGGCCACGGTCTTCGCGGTCTGCCGCGGCGCGATGATCGAATGCGCGGCCGCATCGAGCAGGTACTTCGGGCGCACCTTGAGCGCGGCCAGGCTGAGGCCCGTGATCTGCTGGGCGGTGTTCGACACGTTCGCGAACATCGCGGCCAGGCCGGCGCGCTGGCGCAGCTTCGAGAAGAAGCGCATGGTGCCGCTGTCGCCCGGCACCTTCTGTTCCACGGTCTGCCGCGCGGCGCGGTTGAGCCACGGGGTCAGCAGGCCGTCGAAAGCGGTGGGATCGATGCGGTGCAGCGGTTCGGACACGTCCTTGCTCGCGAGCACCTTGCGCACGTCGCGGATCGGCGGCTCCATGTGCGAGAACAGCAGCACCTTGTCGATGTGCGTCGACAGCGTGCGCAGGTCCAGCAGCAGCGGCTTGTTGTATTCGACGCGGGCCTTCGTGAAGCCCTTGTTCGTGCTCGGGAAGGCGTAGGCCAGGGTCTGGTTCTCGTCCTCCTGCAGCGAGCGGGTCGCCGCATCCTTCACCACCTCGGCGTCGGTCATCGCAGGGACGTAGCCGCCGCGGTAGGTGCCGAACTCGTTGGCGAACTCGCCGGCGCTCACCTCATCGAAGTAGCGGCCGAACACATCGCGGTGCGCCTTCTGCGCCAGCGCCTTGGTGCTCTCCAGCAGGTCCCAAACGCCCTGGGCGAAATCGTAATCGGCCTTCGTGAGCACCTTCGTGTCGATCATCCGTTTGACGAACGCATCCCAGCGCGAGGTGTCGAGCGCGCCGGTGATCTCGTTCTCCACCGCCCAGCCGCGCCCGAGCAGCAGCTTGCGCTTGTTGCTCTCGTTGCCAGTGTGCAGGATGGCATGCAGGATCTCGGCCTTGCCGCTGCCGCCGCGTGAGAAGCCGAAGGTGTAGCCCAGCTCCGGCGCGGCGATTCGGGACTTGCCCAGGTCGACCGTCTCGAGCAGCTGCTTGTACGCCTTGATGTACTTGGCCTTGTCGGCGCGGTAGTTGTCGGCCGCCTCCTTCACCGGCTGCCAGATGTAGCGGCGGAACACGCCCATGGTGTTGGCGCCGTCCTTCACGCCCACCCATGCCTCGACGCGGCGCAGCGCGGCGCGCAGGGTCTGCACCTTGGTCAGCCGGCGCTCGGCGTCCGTCACGGCCTGGCCTTCGCCCGGCACGCGGTCCGGCACGCCGATCTCGTGCAGCCGGGCGGCGAGGTCGCCCTTGACGCGCTCGATCTCCACCAGTTGGCCGTCGACCTCGATCTGGCGGGCGCGCTTGGCCATGTGCCAGAGCCCTTGAATCTCTTCCACCAGGCCGCGGAACTCGTCCACCGTGAGCTCGCCCACCGGCTTGGCGTTGGCGGTCAGGGCGTCGATCTTCTCGCGCAGCACCGCGTGCATGCCCGGGTCATCCTGCGCCATGGTGTCGAGGTACTTCAGCGCCGGCTCGCCCTTGGTGCCGATGCCGTACTCGGCCAGGATGGCGCGCGCCGCCTGCACGGTGCCCACGTCGCGGGTCTCGCCGATCTTCTTGATGGCGGGCCGAATGATCTTCGTGAAGAAGTCGTTCGCGCGCGTGATCTCGGCCTGCGCGTCGTAAGCGGCCTTGGCCGCGTAGTTGTTCACCAGCTGGTTGCGCTTGTGCATCGCCGCTTCCTGGAGGTTGCCGATCGATTCCTGGGCGAGCTTCGCGCTGCGCGCCTCGGCTGCGGTGTACTGCTTGGGGCGCACGTCCTTGAGCTTCAGCCGGCCGACGACCGCCTGCGCGAACTCGCGCGCCGCGCGCGCCATCACGTCGACGGTGCCGCCCGAATAGAGGCTGTCGCCGCTCTCGCGCACGGTGGTCGCCTTGGCGAGAGCCTTGAGTTCGGTGGCGATGACCTTGGCGCGGACCTCGTTGTGGATCGCTTGCTCGGCCGCGCGCTCCAGCGCCTGCTTGCTGGTGATGTCGCCATGCCGCTCGAGCATGCGCTGGTCGGTCAGCGCGTCGATGCGCTCGTTCGGGGCCTCGGCCGCCGCCAGCGCCGCGACCAGTTCGCCCCCGGATTCATAGCCGAACAGGTCGGCCACGATGTCGGGATGCAGGCCGCTCTTCTCGCTCAGCATGCGGCGCTGCTTCAGGGTCTCGGCGCTGAACTCGTCCATTTCCTTCACGAGCGAGGTGCGCAGTTTGCCCGACTCCTGCACGGTGTCGATGTTCTCCGGCGCGCGGGTGCCGGGCTCGATCTTGTCCTGCACGCCGGTCAGGAACTGCCATGCCTGGTACACCGGCTGGGCCATCACCTCGGCGCGCACTTCGTTGCGGATCTCGGTGCGCAGTGCGGCGACTTCCTTCTGGCGGGCCTTCAGCGCGCGGTCCTTCGCGCGGCTCATCCACTTCATGTCCTTCATGAGCCGCGCGTCGAGCTCGGCGTCGGCCGTGTCGGTGGCGCGCTGGCCGAGCGCCTGGTAGGCGGCGTATTCTTCGGGCGTCATGCCCGCCTTCTCGGCCGACTCGAACAGCGGGCCCATGTTGCGCGCGTCCTGCGCCTGCTGGATCGCCTCGTCGGTCGCGAGCATGCGGTCCATCACGGCGCGCACGTCGTCGGTCAGCTTCACGTTCAGGCCGGCCAGGGCCTTGTAGACCGAAATCAGCCAGGCACGGAAGCGTTGGAACACGGCCTGCAGGTCCTGGCTCGGCGCCTTGCCTTCCATGGCGTACTGCTCGAACGAGCGCGCGAAGGTCTCGTGGTGCTCGCGCTTCTCTTCGAGGCTCATGTTCAGCCACGTGGCCAGCGGCGACATCTCTGGCGTGCCGACGATTCCGAACGATGCGAGCACCGTGTCCATGTCGGTCACGATCTGGCGCTCGCCCGGCGTCACGGCGTCGCCGTCGAGCATCTTGCCCTGGATGCGCGCGGCGAGGTCGGCCTGCACTTCGAGGAAGAAGTGCCCGCTCTCGTGGATGAAGCTCGAGAGGTCCGCCCCTTCCAGCAGCGCGATGACGCTTGGCGAGGCCGCGATGTTGTCGCCGAAGTTGAGCGCCGCGCGCGCCGACTGGTGGAGCGTGTGCTGCTGTTCGGTGACCAGGTTGGTGGCGCCCTCGCCGATCAGGCCCTTGCGCTGCAGCGATTCGACCATGCCCTTGCCCTGCTCGGTTTGGAACCGGCCCGGCGCGATGCGGTAGCCAGCGTCCGCGGCGGCCTTGTACATGGCGGCCGCAATGCCCTTGCCGCGGTACGGGCCGGCCACGATGGTGTTCTCCGCTGCCAGCGTGCCGTCTTCCTTGACCCCGAAATCGATCACACCCCGGCGCAGGCCGCCCGCATCGCGCGCTTCGACCATCACCGAGGGGGTGTCGCGGTTCACGCCGAGCCATGTCTTGCTGACCTTGATCTGGTACGGATTGCCGTCCTTGTCCTGGGCCTGGGTCTCGACGATGGCCTCGGGCTGCTCCAGCCGCTGCCGGCCGGCCACCTCCTTCGCGCTGACCTGCAGCTGGTAGCGCTGCATCAGTTCCTGCGCGGTCATGCCGGCGCGCTGCGCCTGGCTGGCATAGAAGTTGCCCAGCAGCGTGGCGTAGGCTTTGTTCACCTCGGCACGGAACTTGCCGGCCGTGTCGAGTTGCGCCTGGAACTGGTCGCGCACCTGGTTGGCCTGGGCCTGGAACTCGCTGCGCGTGACGCGCTTGCTCATCTCGGCTTCGACCTCGGCCCGGATGGCGTCGCCCTGTTTGGACATGAACTCGGTCGCTTCGGCGCGGCTCATGGCGTCGGGCCCGTTGCGCAGATGGTCGACCAGCGTGGCGCTCAGTTCGCTCGGCGCGGACAGCAACTCGGTCACGGGGATGCGCAGGTCGGCGCCGGGCACATAGTTCGCGTCCTGCATCTGGCCGGCCACGCTGGGCGCCACGGCCTGCAGTTCGGCCATGGTGAAGCCGGACTGGTTCAGCGTGTTCGCGAGCGTCTCGGCATCGATGTAGAGCTCGGTCGGCACCGCGCCGCCCTCGGCCACCTGATCGACGAACGCCTTGAAGGTCTCAGGATCGCGGGCGCGCAGCTTGCTGGCCTCCACCACCTTCTGCAGTTCCTCGATGCGCACGGCCGCCGCTTCCGCCGCGCGGCCCTCGGCGATGCGCTCGCGGATCTGGGTCGTGGCCACGCTGGCGACCTCGGCCGGCGCGGTGAAGGCTTCGCCGACGAACTCGGCCAGGATATTGCCCGGGTCGAGCTTCTGGCCGGCCGCGATCTCACCACCGGCCTCGCCGGCCGCGCCGAGCGCACCCTGCACGGGCACCTGGGCCACCACGTTCGCCAGTTCGCGCGCCACCGGCTTGGCGCCGAGCTTGGTGGCGAGGCTCTTCGGCAGCGCGAGCTTCGAGGCGACCCCGCCGCTCAGCGCGTCCACGGAGCCCACCACGGCCGCATGCGCGAACGCCTGCCGCGCCACGGAGGACATGATCTCCTTGTCCGCGACCGCCGCCTTCAGGGCCTCGGGATTGCTGACATCGACGCCGGCCTTGGTCAGGGCCTCGACGATGCTGGCGCCGTAGTCGCTGGTGAACGAGCCCGCACCGAGCGCGGCCGCGGCGCCCGCAGGCCCACCGGCGAGCCCGGCTGGAATCGCTGCCGCGAGACCGGGCGCGTTGCTCACCAGCGATTCGGGGCCAATGCTCGCGATGAAATTCACCGGGTCGGTTGCGAAAGCGTCGATGGCCTGGCGGAAGGTCTCGGCCTTCATGACCTGGTTCACCACGTCGGGTGCGGGGATGGCCTGGCGCTCCTTCTGGGTGCGCGCCACCGTGGCGATGTTGCCGCCGATGGGGGTGGTGATCGAGGCGCGGAACTGCGCGCGCTGCTCGGGCGTCATGTAGGCCACGCCCATGGGGTCGTCGGCCGCGAGGATGGTGCCGGGCTTCTCGCCGGCGTCGATGCGCGCCGCGATGGCGTCGAACTGCTCGAGGCTGCCCACGTTGGAGCGCAGCGCGGTCGCGGCGAGGCCCTGCTGCAGCCCCGGCACGCCGCGGCGGAAGCTGTTCACCAGCGTCTCGAGCAACCCCATGTTCGCGGTGTCGTCGTGCGCGATGGCCGCGTTCGTCGGATCGGACAGGAACAAGGTCGTGACCGGGTTCATCGTGGCCAGCGCACTGGTGTCGATGGCGGCCAGCGCCTTTTGCTGCTTCGACCAGTCGGGCAGCGCCTGCGCGGTGTCGATCGGCACGCCGAGGGTCGCGGCGGTGCGGCGCCAATCGGCGGCCTGGTCGGGGTTCTGCCCCACGGCGTCCTGCAGCGAGGCGCGCAGCGTGGTTTCCGGGGTCGGCGCGGCGCCGCTCAGGTACTTCGAGACCGCGGCGTTCGCGTCGAATTCATCAGCCATCAGAACGATCCTTGTGCACCGCCACGGCTGGCGGATTTGCTCGAGAAATAGGCGCCGAGGACATCGGCGTCGGTCGGGTTGGCGTTGCCGCGCGCCTTGAACGCCTTCTTGATGGCGTCGGCCTGGGCGCTCGGAATGTCGCCCACCTTCATGGAAAGCATCTGCTGGCCGGTGGTGCCGGTGTCGAAGCCGAGGAAGGTCTTGCGGAAGGTCACGTTCTGCGAGAACAGGCCGTCGATGTGGGCCTGCGTCTCCGCGTCGTTGAACTTCTTCCCGGTCTGGCGCTGGGCGTCGATCAGGCTGGAGTCGATGAATCGGCGGATGGCGCCCACGCGCTGCGCGTCCGCGCTGCCGTCCTTGGGCGTCGGGTCGATGCCGAGCGAGGCCAGGCGCTGGTTCGCCACGCGGTTGATCGCGCTGTCGTTGAGCTCGCCGGCCGTCTGCCCGGTCTTGCCGCTCAGCAGGTCGGCGCGCTTCTGGGCGAAGTGGTCGAAATCGGACTTCGAGAGCCCGCCACGCAGCTGGTAGAACTGCGCGTCGCTCATCTTCGCCATGGCCTGCGGGTTGGTGGTCAGGCGAAGGTACAGCCGGTCGTCGGTGGTGTCGTCGCCGAGCGCCATCTTCTTGCCGAAGGTCATCACCTCGTCCATCTTGTCGGGCGCGAACCGCGCGAGTGCCGCGCGCGTGCTGGCCGGGAGTTCGCTGAAGCGGCCGCCGTTCTTCGTGAGTTCCTGCATGGCGGCCGAGACGGTCTCGTCCTTGCGCTGCGCGATGGCCTTGTTCTGGTCCTCGTACTGCTGGGTGATCTGGTCCTGCGCGGTCTTGAGCGCGAGCGGGCTGGCGTTCGGGCCCATGCGCTCGCGCGCGGCCTGGTGCAGCTGGTCGAGCGTCGGGCGCTGCGGGACGCCGCCCTCGGGCGAATTCATCTGCTTGAGCACGCTCGCGACATAGTTGCGGGTCTCGGCCGGTGCGCTGGCGAGCCATGCATCGGCGGCCACTTGCTCGCCGCGGCCGGCGTTCTTCTGCGCCTCTTTGACGGCAGCATCCACCCTGCCCTCGCCCCAGTTGTACGCGGCGGCGGCCTTGGCGATGTCGCCGTCGTACATCTTCACGAGCACGGCGAGCTTCTGCTGGCCCACGCGGCGCAGCTCGGCGGCCTGCTGCTCCTTGCTGCCGCTCATGTCGGCCGGCTTGATGCCATAGCCAGGGTCCTTGGCGGTGGACGGCATGACCTGCATGTCGCCCTGCGCGCGCTCGCCGCTGCGGGTCATTGGTCCCTGCAGCAGGTTGCCATCGGCGCCGAACACGCGGCCCTTGCTCTCGACACCCTGAATGATGTTCGTCAGCCGGTCGAAGCTGGTGGGGTCGACGGTCGAGCGGGTGCCGGTGACGATCTGGCTGGCCACGGCCGCGCCCTGGCGCACGTCGTAGTCGCGCTGCAGCGTGCCGTCGATCTGGATCATGTCGGCCGCGGTCATCCGGTCGCCGTAGCGCTTGCGGTAAGCCATGGCTGCGTTCACGTCGCCCTTGTCGAGCGCCGACTTGATGGCGCCCAGGTGCGCGCCGCTGATGGCCTCGGACGCCTTCTCCTGCGCCCACGTGGCGGACTTGCCGGCCAGCTGCGCGGAGCCGGGGACAAAGGTGCCGGTGTCCGGGTCCTGCGCGCCCAGGATCGCCGCCTTGATGCGGTCTTCCTGCATCTTCACGTTCTCGGGGTCCGTGTAGTTCAGCACCAGCGCGTTGGCGGCGTTCTTCACGGTGCCGTCGCGCACGCTGATGGTGTAGTCGGATTGCTCCTTGCTCTCGTACTGCAGGGCCCCGCCCAGAAAGCTGGTGCGGATGTTGTTCGCCCGCATCTGGAACATCTGCTTCTGCTTGTCGTTGCCCAGCGTGCCGGCGATGTCGCTGAGCGTGGTGTCGAGCTTCGCGGTGTACTCGTCGGCCAGCGGAAGGCCGCTCTCGCGGTTCAGCGCGGCGAAGCCCTTCTGGCTGGTGTAGCCCTCGTTGGGGTCGTGCTGCAGCCGCAGCGCACGTTCGGTGGCCTGGTTCAGGGCGTCGTCGACCCGCACCGCATTGGCCTGGTCGAGGGCCTGCCGGCGCATCGCTTCCATCTCGCCGCCCAGGCGCACGAGCGAATCGCCCACTTGCTGGGTCTGTTTGGCGCCGATGTTCAGCAGGTCGGCATTGACCGTGTTCTGCTGGCGGAAGTCGGGTGCCGCGGTGGGCGCGACGGAGGGGCCGGTCAGGCGTGGGACGGTGGCCATCTATCAGGCTCCCCGTGCGCTGGTCTGATACCAGCGGCTGGCCACACTCGTCGCGCTCGTGAGCAGCGAGTTTCCTGCGGACAGCCATGGGCTGATGCTGCCGGCGCCATTGCGCGCGGCCGTCGATCGGTCCATGTACCCCTTCGCCTGTTGCCGATACCCCCATGCCTCGCGCGCCGCGTTGTCGCGCAGCTGGGCCGCGTCGATGGAGGTCAGGTAATCGGTGTCATTGAGGACCTGCTGCGCCGAGCCGACCGACAGGTCGATCCCGTTCGCCGCCATGGCCGCACGCTGCGTTCCTTTGACCTGGCCGCCCTTGAGCATCGCCTGATTGGCGGCCACTTCGCCGCGGGCCATCGAATCATCGGCCTGCCAGCCGGCCAGCACGGCGTTGTTCTGTTGCACCTGGGCCTCGGCCTGCAACGCGGCCTGCTGGTTCTTGGCCTGCGTGTAGGCGCCGGTCGCGGAGTAGCCCGCGCCGAAGGACGAGAGCAGCGTGCCCAGGCCCGCGCTGAAAAAGCCGCCCCAACTGCCGCCGCCCCCGCCTACCGCCATGCCCTGCATGTCGATGTTGTTCTGATCCATGTAGCCCATTTCGGTCGCCCCTTTTTTTAAGACCCGGTCGCCACTTCGAGCGCCATGCCAAGCACCGTCATCGACAGCGGCTGGTCCTGCTGCATGCAAATTTGTCCGTTGCGCTGCCACATCGGGTCGAGCGCAATAGGCACCTCGTCGGTCACGAGCAGCGGCGGCGTGCCCAGTTCCTCGTAGAGGCGCGTGGGGTAAGGGCGCAGCTTGTCGAACGTCGGGCCCGCCGTGAATCCGTTCGAGGCCGACACGCGCAAGAAGACCTTGTTCAGGTTCTTCATCGTGCCCTGGCCGAACGCCTGGGTCTGGATCGAGAGCGGCAGGGTCTGCACGCGCGCGACGTAGGGCAGCCCGATATGGACTTTGCTGGCGGGCGCGTCGATGGTGACAGCGCCGTCGACCACCACCTGGGGCGGCGAGACCCCGCCATCGGCGAGGATTGACACCCGCTTGCCTTCCAGGTGGTAGAGCCCGCTGAAGGTGATTGCTGGGGCCCCGATGTAGCTGACGCCGGCGTCGACGAAGAACTGATCGGCCGCCTCGTCGAAGCGGCGCGTGTGCCGGCGCTCGATGTAACGCACCTCGCGGCCGTTCACAGTGCGGCGCACCACGGCGTACAGCGCATCCTCGTCGCCCTCGGCCACCGAACAGATGGACTCGAACACGCCGTCCGTGGTGTGCTGGTGCCAGGCCCGGATCTCGTGCTCGGGGACGTAGGTCATGCCCAGCAGCACGCCATCCTCGCGCACCGACCACAGCGCCTGCAGCGGCGAGCGGGTGAAGGCCAGTTGACGCACGGCGTGGTAATCGAACAGGTGCGGCGCGAGGATGGAGACGTTCTCGGTCTGGTAGCCCTGCTGCTGCCACGAAAACTCGAGCTCGCGGATCGCGCCGCCGCGGTCCTGAGCGAACAGGATGGTGCGGTTCGTGACCACGGGCTGCACGTTCGAGGCGCCGGTGTAGCCCTGCGGCTTGGCGCTGGCGTTGGCCGGCGTGAGCGCGCCGGTGTCCGAGGCGGCCACCTTCCACTCGCCCCCGGACGTGAGCAGCATCAGGTCGTTCATCGGCACGATGTGGCGGATGGTGTTGGCCTCGCGCGCCACCACGCGCAAGGTGATGCCGTCGTCGTCGCGCGTGGGGAACGAGAAGCCGAGGTTCCTTTCGGTGCCGGAGCGCGTGAGCCAGAGGGTTTGTGGCGCGTTGCGGGTGCCGCCGAAGGCCCGGCGCTGCTCGAAATAGCTCACGGCGCGCGGGTAGTTGCCATCCCCCAGGAACGGGTTGATCTGGATTGGCGGCGTCGTGCTGGTGTCCGGGAGGATGTTTTGGTCCTCGAAGGTGCAGTCATGGTCGGCCCGGCCCAGCAAGCCATAGATACCGTTCACGCCGCGGTAGACGTTGTACTGGCGCACGCCTGGCACGGCGGGCCAGCGCACGGTGTTCTTGTTCGGCGAGACCGTCAGGTCGTTGGTGACGCTCACCACGCCCGAAGCGATCGATTCCTCGGTCGCGTCGTCGCTCAGCGAGGTCACCACGTAGTTGTAGACGATCGAGCCGCTGACCGGAAACGGGATAACCGAGACACCGGTGGACGACGGCACCACGGCCGAAGAGGCGGCCACGGGCGGCGAGCCGATGCCGCTGTAGACCTGCACGCTCGGGTTCGGCACCACCGACGAGTCGTCGATGATGTAGGTGCCGCCGAAGCTGAAGCCGACGAACACCCAGTTGCCGCTCAGCAGCTTGTAGACGTAGTACAGCACGCCGTTGGGCACGCTCGACCAGCTGACCACGTTGTAGCGCCCAGGGATGGTGAGGTCGTTGTTGCAGGTCGTCGGCACGGACGGCGCGCTGAAGGCGTTGTTCGCCACGGCCACCACGCGGTAGGTGTGATCGATCGCCGCGGGCGACGCGCCATTGCTCTGCGGCGCGGGCAGCGCGGAGGCAAACTGGATCACTTCGAGCGACCAGTTCGTAGCGCCAAGCCGGCGCAGTTCGCGCGGCGCATAGTTCTCGTGCACCAGGGTCAACACGTCGGCCGATTGCACATAGTGCAGGCCGAACAGGTCGGCGGCGGCATAGGGGGTGGCAATTTCGTAGACTCGCGCGACCACGGACGAGCCGGTGAACGCCGGCATGCTGCTCGTGTCGATGGGCGCGCCAGAAAGGTCCGTCGCGGTGAACGTGTTGGTGCTCGGCGTCGACGCGATGATGACCCACCGGCCGCTCAGGGCCGGCATGCTGGCGACGACGCCGAGCTGCGCCCACTCGCCCACCAGAAATCCGTGCGGCGCCAGGGTGGTGTAGATCGGGTTCGGGCCATTGGCAATGCTGATGACCTGCAACGCAGGCTCGAGCAGAGTCCCGCCATTCGTGTGAAAGCGCAGGTAGAAGTCGCCGAACTCCAGCGCGAAGGTTTGCTCGGTGCTGAACGCGAACGGCATCAGCATCACGGGCAGCGCGCCGTTGCCGGCCTCGAGGATGTACTGAAAGCCGGGCCGGTTCTGGAGCGGCCCCTGCGCCGTGGTTTCGCAGTTCTGGCACAGGGCGACCCCGGTCTGGAACTTGTCGAGGTCCAGCCGCGAGAACAGCAGCGGCGAGATTTCGCCGGCCGCGAAGGAGCGGTTCAGCGTCTTGATCGTCATCCGGTGTAGCCCCCGTTGCCGTAATCGGTGCGCGGACCGCCGCGCGCAATCTCGGCATCCGAGAGGCGGTTGCGGTAGTTGCTGCGCTGGCCGGTATTCGCGTCCTGCGTCTTGGCATTGGCGAGCTCGAAGGCGAACAGCTTCATGTGCGACTGCGCGACCTGGATGCCCGTCGTGCCCTTGATGATCGGACCGGCCAGCATCGTGGCGAGCAGGCGGGCCAGGGCCGTCGTGAAGCCCGGCGTGAACTTGGTCGTGTCATCGACGATGCGGGTGTAGCGCAGCGTGGCGTTCTCGACGTTCGTGTAGAGGATCTGGTTGCCATCGGGATCGGCCTCCACGATGTAGTCCTCTCCGCGGGCATCGTCGATGGCGTCGGCCGCGAGCACCGACCGGGCCTTCAGGTACTTGGCGGGCAGCGCATAGGCATAGAGCCATTCGGACGGCGCGCCGGCAGCGTCGACCGCGAGCGACACGCGCACCGTGGCGAAGGACCACGGGTGCATTTCCAGCAGCTGGTTGCGCGCGATCGGGTAGAAGCGGCCGGCGTGCGCGGCCTGGATCGTCCCATCGGGGGGCGAGATCGCGATGACCTGCGCCTCGTCGCCGAGGTGCGACAGCGCAAGGTTGCAGATGTCGACATCGCTGGCCATGGCGGCTCCTTACAGTTGGAAGCCGGTGGCGACAACGTACACCGCGAGATTGCCGGCGCCGAACGTGGACGCCGTGACCGTGATCGCGGTGTTCACTGCGGACGCAGGAATCGGGGGGTTGAAGTTGACGATGAGCGGGGCGATGGCCTTGGTTGCGCCGGCCGGCACGCCCACGACGAATGTCATGGTGCCGCCAGAGACGCCGGCCACCCCGACCCCGGAAATGGTCTCAGCCGTGGCGCCGCTGCCTGTCACCGCGAGGCTTGTGAGGTAAGTGGTCTTGTTCGCCGCCGCGGGAAGCGTGGCCACTACCGATGCCGCCGCGCCGGTGGCCGTGTTGGTGACGGGTACAGCGCCGGCCGGATAGCCCGAGGCGCCCGCGACAGCGGGACCCGCCACGGACACCACGCGCTCCGCGAAACTGCCGTCGCCCATGTCCACAAACTTGCGGATGGCGCCTGTGTCGTCGTGAGAATTAACCAATTTGTCGGCCATATTTAATCCAAGCGGGGTTGTTGTTGGGGGCGGTCATGGCGCGTAGACCCATCGGTTGAAGACGACCGGCGCTCCGGCAAGGGCGTCTTTGCCAACTGGGATCGCAGCAATCGTGAACGTCGAGCCGGCCAGCCCTGATACCGTTGTCCAGTGCGTGGTGCCGTCCGACAGCAGAATCCCGACGATGTCAGCGTTCGCCACGGTCAAGATGGTGGCGACCGTCGCACTTGTGGCGCCGGCAGCCAGGGCGCCGGTCAACTGCGTCTCCCATGAGAAGGCGTTAACCCCGACCTTCTGCGAAGTGCTGTTGTAGATCGGCATGCCCTCAGGCGCAAAGCCGGTGGTCGGTGCGCCTGCCAGCGAAAGCCCCATCGGCCTCATGCTGGCCGCGCCCTCTTGCCCTGATGGCTGGAGGAGTTGCCGCGAGTAGAGCGATGCCCCCAACGAGCGGAAGAAGCCCCCCGCAGCGCTGTAGATGAGCACACGGATGTACTTGACCTCCGAGCGCACCACCGAGCCGGCCAGGCCGTTGAAGATCGCCGCACTCACATCGGCGCCGTGCCCATAGCTGCCATTGGCTGACGTGTAGGTGAAGCTCGGCGCATTGAAATACACGCCGCCTCCGCCCTCGCTGGTGAGCAAGTTCATGTTGGCGTCATAGACGTACACCAGCGCACGCGCCAGCGAGCCGTCGAAATCGCCATCGAACACCACCGTGTCACCGTTCAGCACCGGGATGCGGTCGGACACCGCAATGACGCGGTTCGTGGTGGCCACAGTGAAGCCGCGCAGGCTCGGCGTGATGAGCGCGCGGATCAGGTTGTTGAACCGCGCCGGATTCACTGCCCGCTCATTCGACGTACTGGCCGTTCCGTTGCCCACGATCAGGGACTGGCCGTTGACGCTGAAGAGTCGGTTCTGCCGGTGCGTCATCAGTGCGCGAGTCGTGATGACGTTGTCCTGCCCAAGGTCGGAGACAGGCATCGTCGGGACCACGTAATCCCCCCGCGGCGACCCAACACCTGACCAGGACACGATGATCTTGTTCAGGTAGGTGTTTGCTGCGCAGGTCCATCCCGCGCTTCCGGAGACAGCTTCGAACCGCCCGTCTTCGATGAGATTGCTGGAGCAATTGGTGTAGACGAGCGCAACAGCCGTGCCCTCGAACACTGGGCGGTTGAACTTGTTGTGGTTGTGCGGGTAGCCCACGCCGATGATGGAAAGACGCTGGATGCCGCCGCCATGGAACTCGTTCTCCGTGATCCACGAGAAGCCGCCCGGGTCGGTGATTTCAACCTTGGACTGCGCGCCATTCAGGAAGATCTGGTTGTACGCGGTCGAGTTGCCAGCCGACACCGTGGCGTCGGCCCACAGCTGGAGGTAGTTGCAAGACCCAACTACGACCTCGGAGCGCTTGAGCCCGAAGATTCGCAGCACTGGCGTGGCCGGGGGCGCAACCGCAAGCACGCTTGTGCCGTTGGTCACGTCGCCGAACCGGAAGCACCACGACGACGAGTTTGCACCGCCGCCGACTGTGAGCATCGCTGGCGTGCCGCTGGTGCCAATCTGCAGCGGGCCTGGGATGTCGATGTTCTTGACGCCGCTCAGGTCAACATTGGATGCGCAAAACAATTTGCCCCAGTAAGGCGCCCTCAATCCCTTGCCCAGCGCGATTGCGACGACTGCCGCCGCAACCAGGCTGGTCGTTGCGTCATACGTTGAGGTGCCTGCAAAGATCGCGGCGCGCTCGGCGGCTGGGATGTAGCTCAGCACGTCCACCCAGTCTTCATTGATCTCTTTTTGGGTGCGCAGGTAGGAGCCGGCCTGGGTTGGCTGCGAGCCAACAAGCGCCGCGCCATCCGCTGCCGCAAGCGCCGCCGTGGTGGCCGCCCCATTCGCAACCACCACCTTCGCAAACGTGCCGTCGCCCTGGTCGATGTAGCGCTCCACGACACCGGCGTCATCACGCGAATGCACGAGCTTGTCGGTCGGGCCGGCCACCGAATTGAGAGTCATGACTTGCGCAAAGGTCGCGTCTGACTGGTCAGCGAAGCGCTCGACAACTCCGCTGTCGTCCGCGTTTCGTACCAAAATATCAGCCATGCCTTTTCCTTATGGAAAAACGGGCTGCACACAGGCAGCCCGTCGATTCGTTGCCCTGCGCCCGGATCAGTCCTGTGCGGCCTCGATGTTCGAGTGCTCGTCTTCCGGGTAGGTCGGAAGGTCGAGCGTGTTCTCAAACACCTCGCCTTCTTCGCGGATCTGGCCGTAGTGCATGCGCACGCGGGCCTTCACCGTCCGTGCGAACTTGCGGTCCGCCTCGGCGACTGGCGCCGGGCGCGCCGGCACGGCGTTGCCAGGAACCACATCTTTGGGCTTGGTTGCCATGCGCTACGCTCCTTACTGCACCGTGAAGCCGGATGCGCCGTACTGCTGCGCCTGCACATCCTTGACGACGTAGGCCGAGATCGTGCCTGCGGTCGTGGTGCCAACCGAGCGGTAGGCCAGGCGCAGGTAGCGGCGCAGGCCGATCGGCACGCGCATGCGGCAGATCTCGGCATTGGCAGTGGCCGAAGCCACAGCGACCGCCTTGGTCGACTGCACGTCGGCCCAGGACGAGTTGTCCGCCGAGTCCTGCAACACCACGGCGATGGACGTGCCACCCGAGAAGGCGGTGCCGACCTTGGCGTAGATGAAGAACGGCTCGCCGGCGCCCACGTCAGCGGCAGCGCCGGTGTCGTAGACGTTGGTCGAGACGACATCGGTGCCCGCGCTGAAGGCGCTCTGGGCGGCCGAGAAAGTTTCTTGGGTATCGAGGATCATGATCTTTTCTCCGATGTGTCTGGGGGCTTAGACCACGCGGGCCTCGGCTTCGAGGATGCGGTCCACGGTGCGAACCGGGACGCCCAGGAAGGTGGTGGTGCCGTTGCCGAGCGAACCTGGGGAGATGGCCCCGAACTGCTGCAACGCCGGCTGGATCGCCAGGGCGGTGTTCGACTTGTCGAGTGCGGCGATGGAGAGGAACTCCTTCACCGTGCGGTTCGCGTAGAACACCGGGCGGCCCATGCCCATGAAGGGGATGCGGGCCATGGCGCGGACCATGAGCTTGTTGATCGCGGTGGCCGCGGTGAGCGCCTGCGTGCCGGTCTGGCCCACGAGGTCGGACACGTCCACGTTCGCGATGCGCACCACATAGCGCCAATCCTTGACGTGGATGCCGCCCTTCCACTGCCAGCGGTCGGCGTAGGCGCGGTAGCGGTTGTTGCTCGAGTCGAACGCGTCGATGATGCCGAGGTCTTCGTGCACCAGGCCGGCCTTCGACCCCTTGGGGAAGATGCCGGTGACGGTCTGCGGGCCCCACACCACGAGCCAGATGGACGTGTTGTCGGTGCTGGAGCCGCCCGCATCGATGATGTTCTTGGCGTTGCCGGCCGACAGGCTGGAGTAGCGTGCCGACAGGCCGGTGAAGCGCTCGGGGTTGACGGTCTGGTCGCCGTAGATCAGCGTGTCGGCGAAGGTCTGGTTCAGGCCCTCGACGAATGCCGTGGCTTCCGACAGGCGGAACGCTTCGAGGTTGCCGTTCAGGTTGGCCGCGTCCACGTCCACTTCGGAACGGGTTTCGAGCATGCCCACGGCGTCGTCGACCTGCGCACGGGTCGACTTGCTGGCCGGCACGCCGCCGTACAGCTGGCGCCAGGTGGCGGTCGGCAGACCGGTACGGATCGACGCGCGGTGGCCGGTGGGCAGGTTGCCCTCGATCCACTGCATGTCGAGCAGGATTTCATTGCTCTGCGAGAGCAGTTCGGCGACCTTGGCGGTGCGGCCGTCCGGGTCGATGGAATTGGCGAAGTCGATGAGCGTGACGGCGCCGGCCTTTGGGAGAGTAGCCATGATGTGTTGTCCTTATTTCGTGGAACCGTAGAGAGTCGAAGCCGCGTCCTTGGAAGCGCTTGCGGAGCGCCCCGGGACGAAGCCGTCCTGGCTGATTGCCTTGCCCGCCTTGAACATGAAGCGGATCACTTCCGGGTGGCTGCCCAGACGCGATTCCTTCAACAGGTTTTTCAGTTCGGGCGTGCCGAAGGTGTCGAGCGCTTGCTTCGCGATGGCCACGTTCTCGGTGAACTTCTCTCCGCCGTACTCGGGATCGGCCTTCGCAGCGGTTGCCCACCCCGTGGCCGTCTTGTCGACGTGCGCCTGCAGTTCGCTGGTGAACCGCTGAGCGGTGTTTGCGCCCTCCTTCGTCTGGAGGTCGACCAGCTTCTGTGCCTGCTCTTGCGAAAGGTTCAGTTCCTTGGCGATGTTCTTGAACTCGCCGAGGAATTGGTCGTTCGCTTTGAAGTTCTCCGGGAGCTTGAAGTCCGTGTACGCCTCGGGTGCGCCCTTGGCCTCGTCGTCCTTCTTGGCCTGTGCATCGGCCGCTGCTTGTTCTTCAGCGGTGAGCGTGGGCTTCGGGGTCTCGGTGGTCTTGGACTCGTCCGTGGTCAGCACGGTCTCGGCACCATGTGCTGGCGCAGAAGCCGGCGCGGCCGCGGGCGCTGCGGCGGTGGCCGGCGCTTCCGTGGTCAGGACGGTTTCACTTGCCGCTGGTGCTGCTTCGACGGTCATGTTTGCTCGCTTCCTTCTGCATTTCAGTGAAGCGGGCCGGGCAGTGCTGCATGATTTGGGTCGTCAGCTTTAACGCCATGGACCGTCGACCTTCGTTGAAGGCTGTCCCATCGAAGGAACCCGGCACATAGCTCGACTGGTAGACACCGAAACCACTCAACTGACGCCACATGAAGCGGCGTCCGCGCGGATCGCTCATCAGCCAGAGCAGTTCGTCGACTTCGTTGCGGGCATCGAGTTTGTCGGCTTGCGCCTTCGCTTCTCGCCCCGCCGATTGGTCTGGTTCCACTGCTGACATGAGCGGCAATGTAGAAGTGGCGTGCACAGATATGTGAACGCAAAGCCGTTCCCGTCTTGCCCCTACCTTTGTTGCCGGTGCCCAGGGGTTTGCGCATGCCCGCCGCGGAGTTCAATGCTTCCGGGCCGCAGTGGGGTAGCGAGAGCGAGCTGGTTACCGCCTGGCGAGTGGCGGCGTGAAGTAGGACACCCCCGTTGTTAACCGTAGAGGACGCTGGCCGCGTTGGGGCCCTCGCCCGTCAATTCCATGTCTGTGATCTGCATGTCGCAGCGCGCTTCCTTGTCGCCGTCCTGCTGCTGGTTCACGCCGGTGGACGTGACTGTCACCTTGGCGTTGAGCGTGAGCACGGTGCCGACAGGCGGCGGCTCATCGAAGCCCAGGCGCTTGAGCAGTTCGTCGTCGAGGCACAGGCACGTTCCGTAGCTGTAGGCTGGCGCGTTCTCCGCGCTCGGGACGGATGCGTACTCCTTGGCCTCTTCCTTGGACATCTTGGTGCTGATCATGGGAGGCCCCTACTGGTTGGCGAATCCCCGGACCACCTGGCCCAGGGCGTTGTCGGGTGTGATGGGTGCATCGGCCAGCGTCTTCGCGGTCTCGGCGGCTTGCGCGGCCTGCTGCTGCTTCGCGGCGGCCTGCTGTGCCTGCGCGCGGGCATCGCGGATCTTGGCGAGGTCGTCCTTGCCGCGCGCCATCTCGGGCGACACGCCGAGGTAGCCGGCCGCGTCCTGCACCACCTGGTCGGTGTCGGCGTTGTCCCAGACGCTGGGGTCCTGCTTGGCCGCGGCGATGGCGCCGATGGCACCGATCCAGCGGTCGACGCCGGCCATGGCGGTGGAGCGCTGGGCCTGCGCCAGCACGCTGACGAATTCCATCTTGAGCTCGACGCCCTGAAGTTCCTCGGGCGGCTCGGGCAGGATGCCAGCTTCCATGCAGGCGTCGAAGGCGAGGTTCACGAGCGGCGTGAGCAATTCGCCCTGCTGGCGCTCGGTCACGGGCCCGAGCATCATCAGCTTCTCTTCATGGCGCTCTTGCACCTCGCGCTCGTTGCGCGGCTGGATGCCGGGCATGTTGTCCATGCTCAGGAACACGTCGGTGAAGAAGGCCGATCGGACCAGCTGGCGCACGTCCTGGATGTCCACAAGCAGGTGCTGCAGTTCGAGCTTCACGTCCCAGGCCGACTGCACACCCTGGCCTGCGCCGCCCATCGGGTCATAGTAGGTGACGCCGCCCGGCAGGAAGTCCGATTCCTGGCCCTTGAGAGAGGTCGGGACCATGATTGGCGGCTGCACCATGAAGTCGATGCCCTGCAGCTTGCGCTTGTGCTCGTGCTGCAGTTGCAGGATGCCGCCCAGGGCGCGCATGCCGGGGCAGTTCGAACCGTAAGTGTCGTTGCCCGTGACCTGCCAGCGCGGCGCGAGCACCGGAAAGCGCTTGAACCCGGACTCGTGCAGCACCTTGTCTTCGCTGCCCGAGGACTCGATGATCACCGAGCGGTATGGCATGTTCTTGCTGTCGAGCTTTGTGGCGTCGCGCTCCAGGCGCGGGTCGATCAGCTGGTACAGCGGAATCCACACATCGAGGTTGTGCGAATCCCAGGCGTTCTTCACCTGGGTGGAGACGTTCGACCAGTCCCACGATCCCGACTTCGAGCGGTCCATCGAGCCCTGCGCCACGTAGCGCTGCACGATCTGGAACACCGTCATCTGGAAGTGGCGCCCGAGCGTGTCGATCTCGTTGCGGTCGCTGGCGGCCAGCATGTACTCGCCGATGGTCAGCGGGTAGAAGTGCAGCACGTTCTTGTAGTCGGGCAGCACCACCGAGCACGCGGTGCCGAACGCGCCCAGTTCCTCGTACATCATGTGCAGCGAGTTGTAGGTGTTCGAGCGCGCGAAGACATTCAGGATGGTGCGCGTGACGCTGTCCAGCCACTGGGAGACGTTGGTGTTCTCCATCAGCTTCGGGTCGTCGGTCTCAAGCCGGACCCAGGGGCGGGCCGGGCTGGTCATGCCGGACTGCATGCCGGCGCCAAGCGTGGTCAGCGCGGCCGTGCCGGTGTCGTCGAGGATGTCGTTCTTGCGCTCGCCGCGGTTCGTGTCGGTGACGAAGAAGCGCCCCGAGCGGGGCAGCAGGGCGCTATTGATTTGTCGCCAGTGGTCGAACCAAGACGAGCGCTCCAATTCCAGCGCCTTGATGCGGCGCAGCACGCGGTCGCGCGTCGTGAGGTTGACGACATCGCTCATTGGCCGAGCAGCGAAGAGGTGCCAAGGCTCAGGTTCGCCGGGTTGATGCCCTGGCTGCCGGTGAGCACGGTGGAGTTCTGGCCGGCGAGCGAGCCTGTTGCCGAGGCCGCGAGGGCGTTCTTCTTGGCGAGCGCCATCGGGTCTTGTGCGGCCTGGGCCTTGGGCGGCGCGTCAGCGGCGGTGACCGCCTGGTTTTCCTGCTTCGGCGGCTTCGGGGCCAGGGCCTGCGACACCGCAGCACCAACGACGGCGGTGGCTGCGGCGGCCGCAACGCCCGAACTGCCGAGCCATGCGCCTACTGCGCCTGCGGTTGTGGGCATGGTTGATCCTCAATGGTGAAAGAGCCGGGGGCCAGGCGCAGAACGCAGGTTCCGATGTCGACGCGCGGCGGGTCGGCGCTGATGAAAGCGAAGGGGCGATAACCGGCCTGACGCGCCCAGCGCCCATAGACGCGCTCGGCTTTCTCGTACTGGACCGAGCGCAGCATCAGCACTGCGGCCCCTACGAATCGGTCATGCACGGGGTCGGCACCATGCGTCAGGTGGCCGTTCGCCTCGAGCACGAGGTGGAAGTCCTCACCCTCTGCCTCGACTTGGGCATCGCGCAGCACCCAATCGTCGATGTCCATGCGCATGAACTGCATGTCGCCGTGCTTGTAGGTGGGCTTAAATCCCATGGCCTGGGCGAAGAGCGCCACATGCCGCGATTCCGCTCGGGTGTACAGCACCTCGGCGTCGCTCTGGGTGAAGGCGAAACGCAGGGCCTCGGCACACTCGGCGAGCGCGCTGGCGCCCCGGGCCTCTGGCAGGAAATTCGTGTGGATGGCGTAGGCGTCACGTTCCAGCGCATCGGCCAGAAAGCACCCACCCTCCACGATCACCGCGAAGTTCTTGGGGTGCGCCGTGTAGTTGGAGGGGTCGAACGCGCCGCGGCCATTCGTGGCATGCACGTCAGGATGCAGCACGATGCTTGTAAGCAAGGCGTTGTCATCGGACGTGGCAAGGCGGGCGGTCATGCCGCCGCATAGTAGGTAGGGGGTCTCGGCTTATGTGGACGCTCAGCGGCGCAACGGGTCGTAGTCGCGCTTGGGCGCCTTGTGAATGCCGGCCGGGCTCACGGGGTACGCGAAGGACAGCGCGAGCGCATCGCCCTTGCCGGGAGATGGCAGGCCGCGCGCCTTCATGTCCTTCTTCGATTCGAGCTGGATCTTGCCGTCCGAGCGCCCCACGGTTTCGGGCCCGATCAGGTCCTGGTACAGGTTGTCGTCCTTGGGGTCGATCGACCCGCCATCCTTCAGCCACTGCTTCATGAGGGCCCAGATTTCCGCGCGCTTGTTCAGGTAGGCGGGATTGCTCGACTCGCCGCCGAACCAGACCAACTGCCAGTTGCGGCCCCAACTCTTGCCGGCGCTGTAGATGCCCGTGCCATACCCGGCGTCGATGAACACCGCGTCTGCGCCCTGCTCGTCCTGGTGTTTGGCGAGGATGGTGGCGATCTGCAGGTCGTTGTCGTTCTTCGGGATGGTGGCCAGGATGCGGAAGTAGAGGCCCTGGCGCAGGCCGATCTCCAGCATGTCGTCGCCTTCCCATGCTGGGTCACAGGTCAGTATCTTGGGCGCGAACTGGTATTGCTCGGGCCTCAGGTGGCGGCCGCGCGCCGCGTCGGCGTCCTCCGTGCTGATGAACTGCTTGGCGGACATGTTGGGGAACATGCCGCGGATGCGCACCTTCACGATGTCGCTGTCCTCGCCGTAGGCGTCGACCATCTGCTGCAGCGTCTCCTTGTTCGTGCCCTCGACCGTGCGGCTGTCGATCTGCTTCGTTTTCCAGCGATTGCGGTACTTGCGGAAGCACTCACGGAAGCGGCCCGTGTTGCGGGTCGGGTTGCCATACACCAGCCACAGGATCTCCGTGTCCTCGTCGGTCAGCACGCCCTCCGCCACTTCCCACACCTTGTCCGCGATGGCGGAGGCTTCATCCATGATCATGATGATGCGCGAGCCCTGGTTGTGCAGGCCGGCGAACGCCTCGGTGTTGTTCTCGCTCCATGGCGTGGCATCAAGGCGCCAGGCGCTGGAGGCTTCGGGGTCGGCGGACGCGACGTGCATGGCCGCGGGCTTCCACCAACTGGCGTTGTAGGCCATGCGAAACCATTTGCCGATCTCCGGCATGGTCTTGGTGCGCAGCTGGCTCTCGGTGTTGGCAGTCACGACGATCCGGGTATTCGGGCAGGTCGACATACCCCACTGGCAGATCATCCCCACATCGGCGGACTTGCCGACGCCGTGCCCCGATGCCGTGCCTATCAGCAGCGGCTTGTGGCGGGTCGTTGGGTTGCTCAGGTGTTCGCCTATGTCGCGCAGGTCCTGGGCCTGCCAATCTCGCGGGCCGGCGTGTTTCTCCAGCGCCGTCCCTTTTACGCCCCAAGGGAACATGGCGCGCACGTAGCCCAGCGGGTCGTGCTCGTATTTCAGAACCTCGGCGATGTCTTCGTCGGTCAATGCGACACCACTGGCTCAAGTTGCGCCGTCCGCTCCAACTGGAACATGGCCAGGGCCAGGTCGCCGGCCATGCCGTGCACCTCGGCCCAGCGCTTCAGCGTGCCCATTGCAGCCGCAACAGCCATTTGCCCTTCGCCGGGGAGGTGGTCGACATACGCCTTGAGCTCGTCCAGTTTGCGTGAGGCGCGGGTCTCCACGGTCAGGGGCATGGACAGGACGGCCGAGGCCACAGGGAGTTTCTTCATCATTTGCCTTTCTGTGCACGCATGCGCTCTGCCAGGCCGACGACCGTGGCGGTTACTTCGAGTTGATCCTTGAACGCGCCCACGGCCACGTGCCGGCCGATGAGCTCCACCATCTTCGTGCGGTCGAGCAACTTCACCTTGCGCACCGTGGCCCATACCGTGTTGCCGTCTTCGTCTTCGCCGTTGCGCTCCTGCACCGTCTCGATGCCCGCGACGAGCCCGGTGCGCCACGCGACGGGCCAGTCATGCACTGGCTTCAGCTGGCCGCTCGCGTCGTACAGCTCGGCCAGATCGGCGGTCGCGTCACGGGTCAGGCGCTTCAGCACCCAGTCCGCATCGATCTCAATCCGCTCGATCCTCGCCTTTTTGGCATGTGAAATTGCCTCGGCCACCCTAGTTTTACCTAGTAGTTGCGAACCAATCTTGTCTGCGTTGCGCGCGCTGTACCCTGCCCTGATCGTCGCTTGCGTCGCATTCAGGTCGATCAGGTATTCCGCGACGAATCGCTCCTGCTTCGGTGTCAGCTTCTTTTCGGTCATGCTGGTTCCAGTTTCGTTTTAACTGCGGCCTGGCCACGGGTGCGGCCTGCACAGATGGACCACGCGTTCGCCTTCGATGTCTCGAACTTCGCCGCCAGCCAGCTGAGAGAGTAGCCTTCCTCCCTGAGTGCGAGCAGCAGTTCGACATCGTGATCGTTCAGGATCGCGCGCTGGTGGGTCTCGCCGATGCGGTAGCCGTTCTCTCCGTAGAGCAGGCGGCGGCGGGCATAGCGGGCTTCGCTTCGGAGCTTGGCGCTTAGGACGACGCTGTTCATGCCTGTAGCTCCTTGATGGTGTTGTTGATCGCGATCAGTTCGGACACCTTGCGCAGCTTCCAGCGCAACCGGGTGCCGTGCCAGCCCTCGGGGCCGCGGTGACAGGCGGCGCACAGGGGCATGGAGGCGAACCACAGGCCCTGCTCGGGCTCGTGGACCTCGCTGGGGCCGTTGGCGCCGCACACGACGCAGTCCATGGCGGCCACGCGGGCGATGTGCTCGGCTTCGGCCTTGGTGGGCTTGGGCTTGTTCTTGCTTTGCATCAGGCCCAGCCCTCCACGATCATCTCCAGCAGGCGGTCGGCGGTGTCGCGGTCCATTTGCGGGAGGATCACTTGCAGCACGCCGTCGATGGCGGCGCTGTAAAAGCGCTCGAAGTCGTCCTGTTCCATCTTGTCGAACGAGATCGAGTGCAGTTGCGGGTACACCTCGCCGGTGCGCGGGTCGACGGCCGGATCGAAGTAGCCCGCGGCCAGCTTCACGGCCGGCAGCGCCTTTTCGACGGTCGGGTAGGTCTCGCTGTTCTCGGCGACCAGCTGCAGCAGGGCCATGAGCTTGCGGTGCTGGGGGCCGTTGCGCGGCGTGGCCCACTCCAGGCGCAGCCACTTGCCAGCCTTCATGGTCTCCAGCCGGCGCTTGAACTTGCTGTAGGCGTCGTGGTCGGCCTGGGTAGCGCCGCGCAGGCCCTTCTCGGTGCGGATGAGCATGGCTTTCAATGGCTCACCTCCACGTCGACGGCGTAGAACTTGGTCGGGCCTTTGCGCTGGCCGTAATCCCACTTCACGCGCGGGTCGCGGTCATCGATGCCCAGCCAGTCGGCCACACCATCGCGCACACTCTTCAGCGCGCCGCGCAGGTTGTCGTCATCCAGGGCGCGCGGCGCCACGCGGGTGAGCAGGACCGTGCACGGCAGGACGGGCTCGGCCTTGGCGATGCGGAAGGTCAGGATTGCGGTGGAGCGGTGGTGGCGCGCGCGGTCGGCGCGGCGGCGCCAGTGCTCGCGCACGTTGGCGGTCGAGACCGTGCGGACGGGGATCGAGACCTTCATGCGATCACCCTTTCCCGCTTCGCCACCGTGTCGGCCGGCGCCTGGATGAACTTCCCGAATCGGCACGTGTTCTCGGACGAGAACGAGCGGCCCGGGTTTTGATCGGGTGCCAGTGCCTTGCACTTGCCGTAGCCGTACACCCGCAGGGGCGAGTCCTTCAAGGACCAGTTGGCGCATTTGAGGCAGTTCAAGACAGGCCCCCCAGTGCAAACACGCTGTTCGGCGCCGAGCGTGCGCGGGCCACCTCCTTGTTGGCTTGGCGATGTGCCTTGGCCTGGTTCTTCGTCGCTTCGCCGGCAAGACGTGCCAAGCCCTGCGCGGTGATCGCGTGCTTGACGCAGCGGCAGCCGCAGACCACGCGCTCCACATCGCCGCGTAGGCGGAGGCGATCGATGTTCATCCAGACGACGCCGGCCTTGATGCCCGTCGCTTCCTCGATGTCGAGTTGTGTGTGCGGCTGGCCATCGCGGAAAGACTCGAGAACGGTTTGGATCGACGTCATCTTTCACCTCCCGCCAGCACGAAACGTTGCAGGGCTCCCGCCTCCGCGATCATCACGATCCGCCCCTGCCGAAGATCGTTCTTCAGGTAGCCGCTGATGTTCTGCGGCTTGATGCCGAGGGCGGCGCAGAGGTCCGGGCGGGTCTTCGGGCCGCTTTCGAGCTCGGCGCGGATCTTCCCGCTCCAGCTGTCGTCGCGCATGCCGGTGCCGCTCAATGGTCCGCGCGGGCCACCTGGGTTCTTGACGCGGCGGACGGTCTTGGGTGCGCGCTTGATCTGCGCATCGGCCTTCCGGCTCATGCCCCTGAAGGTGCTGAAATCCTTGTTGGCCTTGCGCCGGCGCTCGACGTTCGCAGTACTCTTTGCCTTCCCCTCTGCAGAGCCGAGAACCTTGGTCCATTCGACGGGTTCGGTGGCGAGGCCGATTCCTGGCCAGATGTCGTATCCCATGGCTCAGTCCTCCGGGTGCAGATAGAGAGCCAGCGGGTCTTCGCCGGCCATGCTCAGGTATTGCATCGAGTCCTTGTGGAACCACAGGCCGATCTTTCCTTCCCACTCGCCGTGCCGCTGCTTGTCGCAGATCAGGAGCGCATCAGGCTCGCCGTCGCTGACCTGCTTGCCGTCTTCGCGCGCCTTTTCCTTGACCTTGTTGCGCCACACGCTGATGACGTTGTCCACCTGATCGGTGATCGCGCCAGAGCCCTTGTAGTCGTACTTCGTGGGCTTGTGGTCCTCGTTTGCCGGCTTCTTGATGTGGTGCACGAGGTGGATGTGGATGCCGTAGTCCCGCGCGATGGCAGTGAGTTCGTCCACGAGGCGCTTCTGGCCGTTGTAGTCATCCTCGTCGGCAACGCACTTCATGAGGCTGTCCACGAAGAAATGCGTGATGCCCTTTTCCTTGGCGCAGAAGCGGACCACGGCGCAGACTTGGGAAGCGGTCACGGTGCCCTGCTGGTCGTACAGCCACAGCCGGCCGGTGGTCCAGTCGCGGAACTGCTGGTACAGGTCGATCATCCGGGCCTGGGCTTCTTCGTGGCCGCGAAAGGCCGGGTGATCCGGGTTCTCGCCGGACCACTGCCGGCCCATGCGCTCGAGCGTCTTCATGGGCTTCATTTCGAAGCTGGCGATGCAGACCTTCTCTCCCTGCGAGCACAGCGAAAGCGCGACCTGTCCAGTGACGAGGCTCTTGCCCTGCCCATTGGCGCCACCCCAGATCGTTACCTCGCCTGGGCGGAACTGGATCTGCCCGTGCGTCTTGCGCCACGGCATGACGGCGCGCGGTTGGATGATGGGCGACTTGATGCGGGCGATCAGTTCTTCGACCCACAGAGCGGCAGGCTTGACCTTTTGCTTGTGGTCGGTTTCCTTCTCGTACCGTTCGAAGTCGATTTCGTCTTCGGTGATGATTTCGGCCATGTCAGATCCCGTGAGTGAGTAGTTCGATGCCCTGGGGCGTGTAGATCGAGGTGATGACGCGCTTGGCTTCGGCGTCGATCAGCGCGGCATGGATGCGGCGGGCCCGTGCCTCGCCGCGGTCGCCGGCCACGTGCACTTCCAGGCCGATGCAGCACCGGAAGTCCAGCGCTTCAGGGATTTCGCTGGCGCCGATGGACAGCACGGCATGGCGTTGCATGTCGGTGTAGTTCGGCTCTTCATTCCAGCCGCGGGCACGTGCGTCGTCGCCATCGGTGATCCAGACGCAGCGCGGCACACGGCGGGCGCGGCGCATGGCTTGTAGGGTTTCGAGGCCGGTCAAATGAAGCTCCCGATGCGGTCGGTTTGGGCTTCGGACTCAGCGCCCTCCCATCGACGCTGGTTGAGGTAGACCAGAGGGGCCTCTACGAACCGGCCTGCGTCCTTCGTCCAGTCGGCGGTCAGCTTCTTGGTTTCAACGTGGGCGACGATCAGATCGGCATGGCCCTCGGCCTTTGCTTTCCGCCAAGCCTCGAGGCACTTTCCGCGGGCCTCCTTGCGGGTGCTCTTCGGCCATGCAGCCCAGAAGCGATCGAACCCGGGGAGCGAAGCGGGGGGTGTTTCTTCTTCTCTTCTCTTCTCTTCTCTAGGTAACGCACCTGGTAACGCTCCGTGCGTTACCTTTTCGCCATCATCGGCGTTACCCTTCGCGTTCTTTTTGCTCTTTGCCACCCGTTTTGCGGTCTGGGCACGCTGCTTTGCGCTCTCTGAGGTGTGTTCGTCGAATTTCACGGCGGTGATGCCGTCTTCGTCCTCGATCAGCCAGTGCACTGCTAACACTGCTTCAACGAAGTTGGTATCGGCCGAGTAACCGAATAGACACTCATCGAGCGTTACCGAGGTAACGCCGGCAGCGTTACCGTCCACGGTGTTGTTATCGAACCAGCGCCAGAGGATGAACAGGCGCCCGACGACCTCATAGCGGTTCATGCCCGTGCGCCCGGCGATGGCAAGCACCTCCGGCTTCTCCGGCAGGGCGTGCGTCATCTTGAGCCAGTCGCCGGCCATCAGGCCCCCTTCGCCACGCGCAACAGCTTCTGGTGCTTGCGCGTCGACGGGTCCAGGCGCTCACCGTGCTCTTCGAGAATGCCGGCCTCCACGAGGCTGTGCACGCGCCCGCAGACGCAGTTGATGGGCATACCGGAGAGCTTGGCGATCTGCTGACGGGTGAAGGTGCCGCCGTCGTCGAACACAGCCAGGATCTGCGCTTCCTTCGGCTGGATGTAGGTCACGGGGTCGAGCGAGTGGAACGCCTCGACGGATGTGTGGGCAAGCATCAGATACCCCCGCGGCGAATGGCGTCGCGTCGGTCCGCAGACTTCTGCCCGGCCGCCTGGCCTTCGAGCGAATAGGCGTAGTGCTTGGGAGCGGTGCTGCGGTCGACCCGCTTCGGGCGGAGCGTGGCGCCGATGGTGCTCGGCTGACCTTCCCAGTAGAAGGCGCTGTTCGTCGACGCCGGAAGGTGTGGGGGCAACAGGCCGGCCATGTCGTCCATGCCGTCTGCCATGTCTTGGGTGATGGTGGCGTTCATGCTGCCCTCAGAAGAGAAATCTGCTGTTCAAGATCACGAATCAGCGCGTCCTTGCTGCGGTCGGTCAGGTCACAGTTCAGGCGCCAGGCTTCGTACTGGGTGGGTGCGCGGTTGCCGCAAAGCTCCATGAGGGCAACGCGCTTGTTCGGCGGGAAGTTGCCCCTGCCCTTGCGCAAACGTGAGAAGTGGCCCTTGTCGATCCCGAGGTTGTCGCGGATCGCCTCATCACTGAGGTTGGACAGATTCATGCAGAGGTTCAGTGCTGCAAGCTCGTCCTTGCAAGCCTTGATGAACTCAATCGGCACGTCCTTGGGAGTGCGCATCACTGCCATACAAGGGATCTCACGTTGCGAAAGGTTGCTCATGGTTGACTTTGGTTGACTTCGGATTTGGGGAAATAAAAAGGACCATTTGGTCCATGAAAACTTGCTTCGACCTCGCCTCAGTCGCTCTCTTCGATCTGCTCGTTCGCTCGCGTGAGCGACGGGGTGCCTGCGACCCAAAGCAGGAGCAGGATCACGAGCCAGCAGCCAATGAAGATCAGGAAAGGGTCGTAGGACATGGCTCAATCCCGCGTGATGTGGCGGTTGATCAGGAACAGGCCGAGCGCCAGCACGCCGGAGGCGCAAATGACGGAGAGGGCGATAAGTCCGTTGTCCATGGCTCACCTCTTGGTACGCGTGAACATGCGAACGAGGCCGTCTACAGCCAAGCCGAGGCCGAGCAGGCACAGGACGAAGATGAAGAAGGACATGGCTTAGGCCGTTGCGCGGGACTTGGTGCGCTTCGGCGCATCCAGCTCGGGCCAGATGCCGGCGTAGGTCTTCTGGCACAGCATCTGCCGCGTCAGTTCGCCCTTGGTTTCGACCTCGGCCCGGCGCGCACGCTCGGGATTCATGTCGCGGCGGCCGGTCAGGCACTGGTAGAGGTACTGCTCATCGATGCCCGTCAGAGCGGCAAGCCGCTTGCGGTCGTCGGGGTTCAATTGGTTTGCCATGTCATCCATCTTAGCGATTCGCTAGGGGATGTCAAGCCATTCGCTAGGGATGGCAAATAGCGGTCTGCTAGAAGCACGAAAATGGAAACATGCTCAGAACGCCGCAAGCGAAAGCTGCTGGAGCTCGCCCAAGAAAAGGGCGGCCTGAAGGTGCTCGCGGCCGATTGCGGCCTTAGCTATGGCTCGCTCGACCAGATCGTGAAGGGCGTCCCGCTGCCGGCGAAGGCTGACGGGTCGCGCAAAGAAAGGTCGCTTGGCGACGATGCCGCCAGGTCAATTGAAGCCCGCTACAACCTCGGGCGCGGGTGGTTCGACTCCGACCCGGCATCAGACGCGGCGGCCCCTGAGAACTTAGAGGCTGCACTCGATGTGATTACCAAAGTACTCCAGGGTGCTGAGAAAAGCATACTTATAGCAGTGGGTCCATTGCTGGCCGCTATGGCATCCGACCCAGACACCGCAAAAATAAAATCGGAGCTAATCCTTAAGTTGCTGGTTACCGCCGGTGACAAGTCAGCGTCTACTCAGCAAGATCGAATGCGCAAATCTCACATTTACGTGAGGACTGAGCGATTAACCTTAGGAGACGAGGATGGGCGAAGTAATACCGATACGGCGGCAGGGGGTGGCCGCAAGAAGTGACACGGCGATAGCGCTTGAAGGACTAGCGGAACAAGAGGCGTCGGGCGAGCTGGAGGGCTCGATCCTGATCGCAAACACGAAGCACGGAACCGAATTCCGTGTGCTTGGCGCGTACGCTGACAGGCTGCAGCTTGGCGTCCTGGCGCTGGTGAAGGGCCTAAGCATCATCACCGACAAGATCGTGGCCACCGGGACTGCGGGCAGCACCCGCTCGGGCACGGTTGACGCAATATGGGAGCCGGCGCCAAAACGTAGAACACCAAGGCGCCTCACAGAAGACACACAACCTGGAGCCCTTGAACAGAAATGAAAGCCCACAAAGTCGCGCGCATCGCCAGTATCCTGGTCTGGGGTGGCCTGGGCCTGGTCTTCGGCGCCGGCCCCGCACTCGCGGGACTTCATGCCCTACCGTCGCCGGGCGGCTGGCTCGCGCTGCTTGTGGGCCTGGCCATCATCGCAGCCGCCTACGGCCTGCACCGGGCCACTTGCGCGGGGCTGAACCGCATCTTCCGCCCTCGCCTCTCCTGATCTGAGCAGATCCAAACAAGCCGCCTTCGGGCGGTTTTTTTACGTCTGCAAAAAATATTTGCGTCTTTTCCTAGCGAATCGCTTGACTTGTTCTAGCGAATAGCTACGATCGCATCACTGACCCAACACAGGAGTGATGCAGATGGCACCGACAACCCCCAAGGCCCCGCGCAAGACGCCGCAGCGTCTGAGCCTGGCCGCCCAGCTCGCACACGAGCACTCGATGGCAGTGCTTCAGAGCACTGCAACGATCGACATCCTTGAAGAAGACGGCGTGCAGACCGAGCGGCTCGTCCATCTCGGCAAGGAGTACGCGAGCAAGTTCTTCAAGGCTCATGGGGTGGGGCAGTCATGAGCGCGGTGCACACGCCGGGACCGTGGTGGGTGACAGATTCTGGCGTCCGCGACAGGGGCGGCTACATCTGCCATACGAATCCTCCGCAGCACTACCAGGGTCAAGACGAGCGATTCGCCAAAGAGTCGGCCGAGCGCGCCGCGAACAAACTCTTGATCGCTGCTGTGCCCGACATGTTTGAGGCGCTGGAGGCCATCGAGTTCGCACTGCGCCAAGGCATGCCCGCCGCCATGGTGCTGGACGAGAACAGCCCGATCCGTGACTGCTTGCGCGCCGCCATCGCCAAGGCAACCGGAGCATCGTCATGACCCAACCCAGCCACACCGAAGGCGCGACTGAGGCAGAGCGCGAAGCGTTTGAAGCGTGGGCCGGCTCGACGGACTCGTGGATACCAAATATCAAGCGCTCAGGCGCGCGGTACGTTTCTGCTGTGACTGCTGCTGCATGGCATGCATGGGAAGCCCGAGCCGCCCTCTCTGGCTGGCATCCCATCGCAACAGCTCCAAGGGATGGAACGAGATTCATCGCCTACCGCCCATTGGCTCTGCGCACACATGACCCCGAGGTGTCTCTCGTGCAAGGCAGTGAGTACGACCGTGGATGCTGGGACGCCACAGTTCCAGATGGCATGGACTCATCCAACTTCACATCGGGCTACTGCAAGGCAACCCACTGGATGCCGTTGCCGGCACTTCCCGCCCCCAATCAAGGAGCCGAATCGTGAGCGACTTCTTCCACCCTATGACACAGCAGCGCAGCCGCAAATTTCATCAGTGCGAGTGCTGCTACTACGTCATCGAGCGGGGCTGCATGTATTGCAAGCAGACGGGCGTTTGGGAGGGTAATTACTTCACCAACCGCTATCACCAGGAATGTTGGGATGCGCTGAACGCTGACGGCAATTTCGAGTTCACGCCCGGCGGCGGTGACCCGCCTGAAGGTGCGCGATCTTTTGCCGAACTCCGCACCGCCATCGAACAAATCAGCCAAGGAGCCGAATCGTGAACATCCTCGAAAAGATTGAAAGAGACCTCTTTCTACAGGAATGCGACGTGACCATCTATGACGGTGAGGCCGCGCAGATGGTTTGGGCTGAGTTCCTTGCGGGCGACCTGCCTGCGCTGGAGGTTGCATCGTGATCTCCACAACCATCCACCACGTTGCAGCGATCAGTCTGGAGAAGATCGATTTCGGCGGCTTCATTTCTCACAAATTCGTCTTCGTGACAGAGGACGGCGAGAAGGTTGAGATCGACGCCTTTTCCGCCGAGTCGCTTGACCTCGCAGTGAAGCCGCCACGCACCACGCTTGTCGGCGAAAAGGATGAATTGTGAACGCCCGCACTGCCACCTTCTACCGCGAGCAGCGCCTTCGCAATGCCCGCGAAGAACTGCGCTCCATCTTCCGCGCAGGCGGCATGAGCGACCACGAACTGTCCGACATGGTGAATTTCCTCATCGCTATGTGCTCGCCAGAACAGCAAGAAGCAAAAGACCAACTGCTGACGATTGCCAGCGATCTTGACCAAGCCGAGCCTGATGCGGATGCGTTCCGTGGGTGCTTGGTCCCGACAGCCCTTGAATCGAGATTGGAGCGTGTGGCATGAAAGTCCGCTGGATACCAACGAGCCGCGAGGTGTATTTCGCCATCCGCGCAAAGCACGGCGAAGAGTTGACGGTACACGGGACGATCACCGATCTCGGCGAGTACAGCGGGTCGCGCCATTTGATGACGGAGTGGGGCCTTCCGGGCGCAGACGCCCCAATCGTCAAGCGCGACGACCGTGGCGACGAAGAAAGCCGCTTCTATCTGGCTGCTGTCATCAACGGAGACGACGAATGAACTTTCTCGACACCCCTTTGAGCTACACCCGCGACCAGCGCACCTCGCGCGACGTTTGCCGGGAAGCCGTAGCCATCGAAGGCTTTGCAACCCGCAAGCCGATTCCTACCTGGCAGCGCGTGATGTACGTGATTGCCGTGTTTGCAGCCATCGTTATTTGGATCACACGTTGAGGAGAAACCACATGAACGACTTCGACCTCTACAGCCCCATCGGCGACCGCGCCGAGCGCGAGCCACGCACTCTCCTTCGCGATCTGGCTATCGCTGTTGTTGCGGTGCAGGGGTGCATGGCTATCGGTTACTTCTTGGCGAGGTTCGCATGAGCAAAACACACTGGAAGCGCCTGATGAATCCAGATTACATCGGCGCGTACTCCCTGCAAGAAGGCGAAGACCTGACCGTGACCATTGACTACGTGGTGCGCGAGCAGATCACCGGCACTGGCGGCAAGAAGGAAGAGTGCACTGTCGCTCACCTCGTGAAGAACAAGCCGTTCATCCTGAATGCCACGAACAGCAAGACCATCGCCAAGCTGTACGGCGTCTACATCGAAGACTGGGCCGGCAAGAAGATCACGCTGTACGCCACCACAACCCGCATGGGCGGCGAGACGGTCGAGTGCCTGCGCATCCGTCCGCAAGTCGCAGAACGCCGCAAGCAGCAGATCACCGATGCTCGGCTTGATGCCGCGCTGAAGCAGATCGAGGCCGGCGCGTACACCTCGGAGAAGCTGCGCGGCGCCTTCGAACTGACGCCAGAGCAGGACGCCAAGCTGGTTGAACTGCTGTCGAACCTTGCCAATCGCATCGAGCATTCGGAGGTTGCCACAGCATGACCGAAATCGAACGTTTCGAGGCCAAGTTCACGAAAGGCGACGGGTGCTGGAATTGGCACGCGGCGCTTGCGACTGGCGGATATGGCCATTTCTGGCTGCGCGGTCGGCCGCGGCCTGCCAGCCAAGCCAGCTACCTGCTCTACAAGGGCGCAATCGAAGGCGGCCTATTCGTTCTCCATACCTGTGACAACAGAAGGTGCGTGAACCCCGGCCATCTGTTTCTCGGAACCCTGCGGGACAACGTAGATGACATGGTGTCGAAGGGCCGTCAGGTCAAAGGCAGCGCATCGAAGAATGCAAAGCTGACGGAGGCTCAAGCCAGGGCGATCCGAGAAGACGCGCGCTCGCAAAGAAAGATAGGCGCGGCGTATGGGATCAGCCACACAGTCGTTGGACAGATCAAGGCCGGCGAACTTTGGAGGCACGCATGAACTTCAAATTTCGGGCATCGAGCCTTGGGAAGATCATGACCGAGCCGAAGAACAAGGGCGACGTGCTTTCGCAGGGCGCCAAGACGGAAATCGAGCGTTTGGCAAAGCAGTTCGTGTATGGGTACGACGAAGTTTTCACAAGCAAGCAGACCGAAAAAGGCGTGCTGGTGGAGGACGACGCCATACAACTCTACAACTCTGTTTTCTTCACCGACTACAAGAAGAACACCGAGCGCAAGACCAACGACTGGGTAACTGGCGAGTGCGACATCTTCACCGGATCAGGGGTCATCGACATCAAGGCCCCCTGGTCGCTGGCGACGTTCCCGGCCACCGCCGCGGCCGGCATGGATAAGGACTACGAGTGGCAGGGCCGCGCGTATCTGTGGCTCTGGGACGTTGACCAGTTCGAGATCGCCTACTGCATGGTCAGCACCCCACAGGAACTGATCGGCTACGAGCGCGAGGAAATCCACTACGTGGAGCACATCAACCCTCTGCTGCGCGTGACCCGCGTTCAGTACACGCGCGACAAGGCGCTGGAAGACCGCATCAAGTTCAAGGTCGAGTCGGCCAACGCCTATCTCGAAACCCTCATCAAGCAAATCGCCGACGAGCACGCCGGATAAGGACCCACCATGACCGCCCAACTTACCCCCCAGGCCCTTGAAGCTATCGGCGCTTCTGGGGAATGCACCGCTCCCATATTTCGGATGGCTCCCGGCAATGGGAGCGGGGAGTGGCCCACGAAGGAGATGGTTGACGCCGGTTTGCGCCGAATGCTCAGCGACAAGCAGTACAGCGCGCCATGGGAAGACGTGATTTACAACATGTTCCGCGACATGATTGCGGCCGCTACGGGAGAGCATGCATGAGCGCCGGATATTGTGGCGCCGGCGAGCGGTGCAGTTGCGCGCCAAGCGGCGATGCGCGGGCCTCGTGCAAGTTGTGGGAGGCCGACAGCACGCCGACCAAGGTCTGGGGCCTGATTGCAATGGAGAAGACGCAAGAGCCGTTGATCCAGAAGCATTGCTTCGGCGACTGCGGAAAGCTCAGCATGGCCGGCGCGATCAACGACGAGAACCTCGGGCCGCTCTGGGTTTGCTGCGAGGTCAAGTGCCCTTGGCTCGGCAAGGAAACGGACGAAGCCTATGGCAACACCATGTCTTTCGGCCGCCCGCATGACGTGTACTTGCGCGTTCTCAGCGATACGCCGACCCAAGGAGCAGCCAAATGAGCCCGCTCATTCTCCACGCCCTACAGATGGCCGACATGCAACTGGCCGCATGGGAGAACGGCTACGCCTTCGACACGCACGGGCCGTCCCGCGAAGCACAGCGGCTTGTGACGGAAGCTCTCGCATCCCTGTCCACCCCTCCTGCCGCAACACCGGCAGCGCCGGGTGAGGTGACGGATGCGCAGATCGTTCAGCTACGCCGCGAAACAATGCTGGAGGCACATCAGCCGCGTGCTTCTGATTTGGCATTCGCCCGCGCGCTGCTCGCCCTCTCCAACCCCGCGCCCGTGGCAGCGCCTGCGCCATTCGTCAGCGATGAAAAGATACGGGACGCCTACAACGCTGCGCAAGAGCAAGCCCTGAAATGCGGCCAGGGGTTCTCTCATGCCTGCATGCAGGGATTCCGCGCCGTGCTGGCCCTCGCAGCGCCTGCGCCAGCTTCGGAAGCGGTGGCGCAAAGTGGGCATGCTGTCATCGAGGCCGCGTTGCTGAAGGCCGCAAAGAACGACCCATCCAATTCACCGATTGGTCTTTGGGGTGCGGCTGCTGTTGCCTACCAAATGGGACTCGCTGCAGCGTACCAGCATGCGCTCGAAATGATCCCCACCCCAGGCGATAGCGCCGATGCGCCCGTGCAGCAGGCGGCCATGAGCATCGAAGAAGAGCGCGCAGCGTTTGAATCGACCATGGCGAAGCGCTCGCCGGGCTGCGACTTTCACCGCTTCAACAAGGACAACTATTCCAACCGCTTTACGCACAACGCATGGGACGGCTGGCTGGCCCGCGCCGCACTCAAGGGCGAGCAGCCTGCAGAGCGGAAGGATGGTGCAGCATGAGCACGCGCAAGGCCTTCACGCCACAGGAACTGCGCGAGTTGGCCGATGAGCCCCTTGACGCATTCCACCCTCATCTGATTGACACGATGCGCGGCGCACTGAGATTTTGCGCGGACGTGATCGATGCAGCGAATCTGGCTTTGCAGCCTGTAGAGCCCTCGGGCAGCGAGCGGGGGGAGGTGTGATGGCCGGCGAAGCATTCTTCATCTGGTGCGAAATCGTCTGCCGCAGTTGCTCAGGAACCGCTCCCGGGCAATTCACACTGGGAGCCATCCCCAGAGCGGCACTCAAGAAGAGCGCCCTGGAGGACGGCTGGAAGTTTGCCCATGGCGAAACCTTCTGCAGTGCCAAATGCCTGCGCGAGTTCGAGGAGCAACAAGCATGAACACCGCCCCGAAGCTGCCCGATGGCTTGGGGGGAGCATCGTGAGCGCGATCACGCCCGAGCGGCTTCGAAGTCTGCTCGACTACTGCCCCAATAGCGGCTTGCTCACATTCCGCGTCAGCAAGGGAAGAAAGCCGGCCGGGTCCGTCGCGGGAACAAAGAATTTCTATGGGTACATCGCCGTCATGCTCGATGGCCGTCTCTATCGCGCCCACCGCTTGATTTGGCTTCATGTGCATGGGGAATGGCCTGATCAGATCGACCACATCAACGGCGTTCGCGACGACAACCGTCTGTCCAATTTGCGCTCGGTGCCGCTCAAGGTCAACAATCAAAATTATCGCAAGCCACGAATCGATTCCGCCTCTGGAATCCAAGGCATAACAGCCAGAGGGTCCAAATGGCAGGCCCAACTCACCGTTGATGGGAAGAACCATTGGTTGGGTAACTTTCCCACTCGGGAGATGGCGCATCAGGCTTACTTAGAAGCCAAAAGGCAACTTCACGAGGGATGCACGCTATGACCATAGTCCTTTCCAATGAAGAGATCATCCAACTCACAGGCTATCGTTTGGCCACTATGCAGCTCGACCGGCTGCGCAAGGACGGCTTCTACCGTGCCCGCATGGGGCGCCGCGGCGTCGTCCTGGAGCGCTCGCACTATCTCGCCATCACTGGCGGCCAAGACGTGGCGCCAACTACGCAGCGTAAAGTCGCCAACCTTTCCCACCTGAGGCCAGCCACATGATCCGCTCGCGCGCAAACCCTGACGGCCTGCCGTTCCGAGTGTACGAGCGCTACGGTGCACGGGTGTACAGCATCGGCTACAAGTTGCCCTCAGGCCGCTGGGCATACAAGTACCGCTGTAAGGTCGAGGACGCCAACCAGATCCGCAAGCTGCGCCGGCAGGCCATTGAGGAATCGACTCGGGTTGTGCACGACGCGCCCGAGGGCGGCTTCAAAGGGCTGGTTGATGCGTGGTTCGTGCACCAGGCCGAGCTTCCGACCACCGACGCCACGAAGCGAGCCGACAGCACCATTGCGGAGAACAAGCGCGAGGCTGCCATGCTCACCAAGGCGTGGGGCCACTTTGAGGTGGAGGAAATCACCGCCAAGATGGGCATTGACTACCTGAAGGCATGCAAGAAGACGCGGCCCCTCAAGGGCAACAAGGAAATCTCTCTCGCGCGGCTGATCATGCAGCACGCCATTGGCCTCGGGATGATCGAAACCAACCCGCTGAACGACATTGAGCGGAACAAGGTGGTGGAGGTGAAGAAGCGCTACGTCACGCACGAGGAAATGACGCTGGCCGTGGAGATGGGCCGGAAGTTTGGCGGGGCGCGCCTGATCGTCGCCCTGGCGCTGAAAACGGCGTGGCTGTGCGTGCGCCGGTCGTTCGAGGTCCGGCAGATCAAGCGCGAGTCCGTGACGCCCTCGGGCATCCTCTGGACCGACTCAAAGAGCAAGACCAAGCCGACGATCCTGATCGAGTGGTCGCCGGAGTTGTCGGCCACGATCTATGAGGCGATGGAGGTGAAGCGCAACGCGGACGCCGGCACCATGTACCTGTTCGGCAATCTTCGCGGCGAGCCTTACACGAAGGGCGGATGGAAGGCGATGCTCGACGATCTGATGCGCGAATGCGTGCTGGAGGCGAAGCGCCGGAAGATGCCGTTCCAGAAGTTCTCGCTGCAGGACTGCCGGCCCAAGGGGGTTACGGACAAGCTGGAACGCGGCGACACCGACACCAAGGACGCAACCCTGCACAGCTCGGACGCGATGATTGCACGGCACTACGACCGGACACGGTCCAAGAAGGCTACGCCTGCGGGATGATGAATGAACTACACCTCTTTGCAGGAGCGGGCGGCGGAATCCTCGCCGGCCAACTTCTTGGACATCGATGCATTGGAGCCGTCGAACGAGAGCCGCGCGTCCAATCCATGCTGCTTGCCAGACAAAGGGACGGGAGTCTTCCCGCGTTCCCAGTCTTCAGCGACATTCGAACTTTCGACGGTAGACCCTACCGCGGCCGAGTTGACATCGTGGCTGGCGGGTTTCCCTGCCAGGCCTACAGCGGAGCATCTCGAGGACGCTCGGTGGCTGAAGACCTCTGGCCGGAAATGCTCCGGGTCGTGGCAGATGTCGCTCCCAGGTACGTCTTTGCCGAGAACGTCGCGCGCAAAGCCATCGACGCAGCAGCCGACGACCTTGAAGCGCTGGCTTACTCCGTCCGCTGTATGGCGCTTTCCGCGTCAGACGTGGGTGCTGACCACATTCGGCAGCGATACTGGCTTCTTGCACACGCCGACGCACACGGCAAATTACGCATGCCGGTCGATGCAGAAGTGGCCCAATTGCCGCGAGTACGTCCGGGTGTTTGGCAAACCGAGCCCGACGAACCACGAATGGCTGATGGGATGGCCCATCGGATGGACCGCATCGAGGCCACTGGAAACGGACAGGTTCCGCTCGTGGCTGCGACTGCATTTCGACTGTTGATGGAGGCAATGTGAAGAAGCCGACCTATGCGCAGCTACTGGTGGCAGCGAACACCGTGGCGTGCGGATACGACGGAGTTGAGGGCGGCCATGATGCATGGGTAGACGCGCTCCGTGTGGTCGAACTGGCAAACTCATATTCCAAAGTTCGCAAATCAGATTCCAAAAACCAGAATGGGCTAGCAACCGAAGCTGCTAACCCATTGATTTCTAAAGAGAATCTGGCGGAGTGGACGGGACTCGAACCCGCGACCCCCGGCGTGACAGGCCGGAGCCAGAAGTGAATAGCCACGCGTGTTCCGCCCGTTCTGGATATTCCAACAACGCGCCAAATCTGGCCGCGCTTCCCTCTGAAGGCTCGACGCCTATTCCAACGATTCCGAGGCCCACCGGCCACCCCCTGGCGCGGGCTGCGCGTCGGTATATCTGAAGTGAGGATTGAGAATGGACAACGATGCGTTCATGGCTGCCGGGGGAGCCGGCAAAACTTTCGCCTTCGCCAAAGCGCCAGCACCTCTGGCCTCATTACCCTTCGGCATCATCGACCCGGACTATGCTCGCTACTACACGCTGATCCGCACAACCGCTTGGCAGTGTGGCTACGCCATCGGCCTGCACGGCTCGTTCACCAGAGACCTTGACCTGATCGCCGCGCC